AAAAGTTTAATAAACAAGCAGAAGTTGAAGAAGTAGTTGAACACTTATTGTCGCTTACACCAGAAGGCAAGTGGACAATGGATAATGGACAAGATATCCATTTAATTATGACAGGTGGCGAGCCGTTGTTAGCGTGGCAACGACTATACGTCGAATTATTCGAACACCCACGTATGCAGGATTTAAAAAATGTTACATTTGAAACAAATACTACACAACACTTACATGAAGATCTCTTCAACTATCTCAACAACAGCAACAGAATTACAGTCACTTGGAGTTGTTCCCCAAAACTTAGCGTTAGCGGAGAACCTTGGGAAAATGCTATTAAGCCTGACGTTGCTAGTGACTATCAGCGTGTTAGTGATAGCGAACTTTATCTCAAGTTTGTTGTCGCTACTCAAGACGATTTTGACGAAGTTACTAAGGCTGTGGACGCTTATAGAAGTGCAGGGGTGGAATGTCCGGTATATCTTATGCCAATGGGCGGACGCAGTGAAGAATATGTTCTTAACGTCAAAGAAGTTGCCGAAGCATGTATGGAAAGGGGATGGCGTTTTACCCCCAGACTTCATATCTCCCTCTTCGGAAACGCCTGGGGAACTTAAAATGAAAGAAAAAGAAACTAAAAACAAACAACTTGAAAAGGCTATGAAGGCTCCAATTAAAGATCCTTCAGATGCAATAAGGAAGGCAGGATGGTAAATTATGTTAGATAAAATGAAAGACATGTTAGGCATGAAAAAAGCCTCAAAAGATAAAGACCCTTCGCATAGAGATATTATGCTAAAGGAAAAGAATCAAGCAACTAAGAACAAGAAACCCTGGGTTGGTGTACTTGATACACAAATTAACGCAGACAACATTAGAAATGGGTTCTTTGAACTTGATTGGAATAATGAGTTTATTGAACAACTACTTGATGCTGGTTACTCCGGCGAAACAAATGAAGAAATTGTAGATGGTTGGTTTAAAGATCTTGCTCGTAATGTATTAGAGGACGAAGGTCACAATACAGATAGAGGATCAGGATTTATTAAAACTAAAAATTTAGGCAAAAATAAATCGGAGGTTAAGTAATGTCAATTGTAAGAATTAAAAGTTTTCACCCATTAACTGAGTTTGCACCAAGTTGGAATATTCCATTATGGTTAACTAACTGGACAGACCATGAGCATGTAGATGCTATTAAAAAATGGATCTTAGAAAACGAAAAAGATATTTTAGAAAAGTATGAGTACACTTCAACAGGAGGTACAGGGTTAAGTGAGGATCATATTACTACACGTTTTGGAAAGTATAACTTACTGTCACAAGACAATCCTGCATTTAGCGAACTATTAACATTCTTAAGATATTCGTATATTGAATACGTACAAACTGCACAACTTGAATTAAAAGACTTGCAGATTATATGTTGGGCAAACATTCTTAAACAAAGTGAAGCAATGGCTCCACACTCGCATGGTGCTCAACCAGATTCTTATCTAAGTGGTAATATACATTTAGAAGATTATGCAACTTCAACATTTTATAGAAGTTGTTTTGATCCAGAATCGAAACTTGGCTTACCAAATAAAAAAGGTGGCTGTGTGATGTTTCCAAGTAGTACACAACACTACACAGGCGAGCATGATTCAACAGATCCAAGAGTTAGTGTAGCATTTGATCTACGTTTAACTGGAAGTTTTGATGCTAACGAAATGAATGCTATTCCTTTTATGAATAAGGAAGTGTTAACTCAAATACAAGAAAACTATAAAACACAAGCACAAGCAAATAAACCGGTTGACAACACTGCTAAAAAGTAGTATAATATTACTATAATTTAACAAGAGGACAACTTAATGGCAACTTATATACTCGTTGATACTGCTAATACTTTTTTTCGTGCAAGGCATGTAATAAGAGGTAACCTTACTGATAAGATTGGTATGGCGTTTCATATCACACTTGCTGGCGTTAGAAAGGCTTGGCAAGAATTTGACGGTACACATGTTGTATTTTGTTTGGAAGGACGTAGTTGGCGTAAAGACTATTACGAGCCTTATAAGAGAAATAGAAGTGATGCTCGTGCGGCGGCTACTGCACAACAACAAGAAGAAGATGAAGTGTTCTGGGAAACATTTGATGAGTTTAAAGACTATGTAGGCACTAAGACTAATTGTTCTGTATTACAACACCCACAACTTGAAGCAGATGATCTTATTGCTGGTTGGGTACAAGCACACCCTAATGACAATCATATTGTTATTAGTACAGACGGTGACTTTGCACAACTAATTGCTCCTAACTGTAAACAGTATAATGGCATACAAGATATTACAATTACACATGAAGGTTACTTTGATAAGAAAGGTAATCGTGTTTTAGATAAGAAGACAGGCTCAGAGAAGCCTGCACCTAATCCTGCATTTATGTTGTTTGAAAAGTGTATGCGAGGCGACACAAGTGATAATGTGTTTAGTGCTTATCCTGGTGTTAGAGTAAAAGGTACTAAGAATAAAGTAGGCTTAACAGAAGCATTTGCAGACAAAGACAGTAAAGGTTACAACTGGAATAATATGATGTTACAACGTTGGGTAGATCATAACGGTGAAGAACACCGTGTATTAGACGACTACACACGTAATGTTGTATTGTGTGATTTAACTGCACAGCCAGATGATATTAGAAGTATTATTAATGAAGTCATTGGAGATGCTACAACACAGCCTAAAGCAATTACACAAGTTGGTATTAAACTTATGAAGTTCTGTGCTAAACATGATCTTGTTAAAGTAGGCGAGCAAGTACAAAGTTACAGTGAACCGTTGAATGCGAGATATGTATGCAACTAATGGACGAAAATTATGCTGACGCATATGAGTTTATATGTTCTTTAGAACCAGCAGTACAAGATCTTGTTAAAACTATGCCCATAAATTTAGGCAATGGTTTTCCACATCAAGAGCATTTAAGAGAGAATGCCGCTAAAAAGTTTAGTATGGTATTAAGTAAACTACCTGTCCAAAATATACAGGTTGCTGATATACTGAAGTTAAATAACTTAGACAATATGCCTCAAGATCCTTATATGGTTAAAGCATTAACAGATATAAGTGGCAAAGAAGGGTATAGAGAAGTGTATATAAGGGAACAGAAAGAACGTGATCGACGTGATGATCGTGAAAGAGAGTTTCCTTTAGAGACTATTATTGAAGCCATAGAGTCCGGGACGTGTCGTCCACCTTTGATTGTAGAAGTAGAGAGCGGTCGATATGTTATCGATGGTAGAACAAGATTATATGCGGCGTTGGCGGCAAACAAAAGTTTAGACGTAACTGTCATAACAACTGAAGTATTAGGAGGAATAAATGACTATTAAAGGAAAATCTATTGTAGCAGGCAAGTTTTGGATTGTGGAAGAAGACGGAGAACGTATTGGTACTCTTTCAAAACAAGAAGATAAAACTTACATGTACTGTTGTAACACACATACAAAATTTTACGAAAGTGAAAAGCAATTATCTAAAGAGATTGCTATTGAATGGGAAACATCTATTTCTGATGCAAATAAAACAAGAGTTGCAGAGAAAGAAGTACATGGCTTTCCAACTTCATGCATACCAAATAACAGTATGTATGATGTAAAAAAGAAATTACCAATGTTTACAAAAAGTAAAAAATCTAAAAGTTTATACTGTGCAGGCTACTATATTATTAAATTTGACAAAGGCTGGGTAAGAAGTTTTTGTCCTAAAATGGTAACGTGTGAAAACTATGTTTCAAAAGGACCGTTCAAGACAGAACTTGAAATGCGTTTAGAACTTTCAAAGGAAAACGCAGATGCAAAAAGATCCAATTAATACTGTACCTTTAGAAAAGTTTTTTTCGCAAGTAAGAGCCGCCGAGCAAAGCAATGCTAAAGATGTAAGACTAACACTCGACGATGCCAAAATACTTGCACTCACATTAGGGCAAATTAATGCTCGACTACTTGGTAACATCGAAGAGTTTATTGCTACTAAGGCAGTTGAAAAAGAATCTGAAGTTATTAACGTTGAAATGGACGGTGGTGGTTTTAAAGGAGAATGATAAAACAAACTCTTTTTACTTCAGACATATACACAGTAAAAGTTCAAAAGCATGAAGAAATTAAGAACTTCTTCATATCTAATATAGAAAGCGAATACAATGACAAAGGTCCTAATTGCGATTTCTGCAATGTATACAGTGATTATTTTCCAGGTGCTCGGCCAGTAGACTGGGACGATATATTACCTAAATACGAATCTTCAATACAAGAGTTTATAACCGAATACGGATTTAAAGATACTTGCGACTGGAAAGTTGGAGTTGATGCTTGGTATAATGTAACAGGCAAAGGTGGTTGGGGAGAAACACATAATCATTTATCCAGCCCTCGTACTATACAATTTAGTGCAGTACATTACGTAAAGTTTGATCTGTTAACACATAGTCCCACTATATTCTATAATCCCTCTAATGACGGTATTAGAAGCACACAACCTACCCCTACAATAAGTAACCTACCGCCTACATGGCCTAAAGAACTCATTAATGTAGACGCCACAGAAGGCGATATGATATTCTTTCCACCTTATTTAAACCATAGTATTCCTGTACAAAAATCTAATGTACCGCGAATAACGACAGCATTTAACATAACAATTACTGAGAATTAGGATAAATATATACGTAGTTTATAAAAGAGGAACAACGTATATGAGTAGACCTAAACCAACAATACTGTTGGAGTACATTGATAAGAAGACTTACAAGTCAGATCAAATACTCGCGGCCGATGCGATTTGGGCAGTTTTCTATCAGGGAAAACCTTTCAATCTAAAAACACAAAATTCATTATCAAGTTTTCCAGGACCTAAGTATAAGAAAGTTTCTTTTAGTAATCCAGGACATGCACACAATCTTGCTAAAAAGTTAAACGACTTGTTTAACACTGAAGATTTTACTGTTGTAGAACTTACAGATGGAAAAGTAACCACAGAGGGCAAATAATATGTATGAATATAAATGTAAAATTTTAAGAGTAGTGGACGGTGATACCGTTGATGTAGATATCGATCTTGGCTTTGGCATGTGGATGCACAAAGAACGTGTTAGAATGATGGGTATTGACACACCAGAATCAAGAACACGTGACAAAGTGGAGAAAGCATTTGGACTCGCATCGAAGGCAAGACTCAAAGAACTATTACCAATCGGATCTATCTCAGTTCTCAAAACAGAAATTGACCGAAGCGGAGAAGATAGCAGAGGAAAATTTGGAAGAGTCCTGGGGGACTTTATCACCAATGACGACAAAAGATGCACTGATATACTTATTGAAGAGGGACATGCTGTAGCATACTTTGGCGGTTCAAAAGACGAAGTACAAATGAAGCACATGGCTAACAGAGAAAAGTTAATCCGTGAAGGTATAGTTACACCACCTAAGCCAAAGAACAAGTAGATGAATTGGAAAGAAACCTATACAAAGGTCTTCTTAAAACAAGCAGACATCAGCATTAACGAAGCAACCATGAAGCAGTATATGCCAGCATGGTGGCAGAACACACGAGTTAAATCAGAAGGCGGACTTCGATTAACAGATGCTGGTATGATGTTTCTTACAGAAAAATTAGATTTACTATCATATGATGTTCCGTTTCCAGAGGATTTTCAACTTACAACTAATACAGTAATTTGGTTAGACCGTTTTATTACGTGTCCGTACTACTTAACTAACAAAGGAATCACTGTATTTGATGAAAAGAAAGCACTCGAACTACATCTTTTTAGTGGTGATGTAAAGAAATACGGCCTTACTAAAGCATTGAAAAGAGCCGATGAAGAACTAACTCCTTGATTTTACTGGCTTATTTTGGTAAGCCTTTTTCAAAAATAATTCAAAAAAAGTACAAATAATGGTTGACCTTTGTGAATAGAGAGTGTATTATATATACATACTTAGAAATTAAGTATGGCACTGAAGTAAACAAATAGGAGTACAAAATGGAAAACATTGCAACAAGAACAATTGGTCCTAATGATGCTAAAAAAAGTATCTTAAGGGCTTTTAAGAAAAAGCGTCCTTTATTCATATGGGGACCTCCAGGTATTGGTAAGTCAGACATTGTAAGTCAGATTACTAATTCTTTTACAAATTCAAAACTTATTGACATTCGATTGTCATTGTGGGATCCAACGGACATCAAAGGTATGCCGTATTATGCCGCAAATGATAATACAATGAAATGGGCACCGCCAATGGAACTTCCAGATGCGGCAATGGCTAAAAAATACAAGACCATTGTATTGTTCTTAGATGAGATGAATTCTGCGGCACCGGCTGTACAAGCGGCGGCGTATCAGTTAATCCTTAACCGTAAGGTTGGTACTTATGTACTACCAGACAATGTTTTAATTGTTGCGGCTGGTAATAGAGATGCTGACAAAGGCGTTACTTATAGAATGCCTGCTCCGTTAGCAAACAGATTTGTTCACTTAGAATTAAAAGTTGATTTTGACGATTGGTTCCAGTGGGCTACAGAAAACAAAATCCACACAGACGTTGTGGGTTACTTAACATTTAGCAAGAAAGACTTATATGACTTTGATCCAAAAAGTCCAAGTCGTTCATTTGCTACACCGCGTTCTTGGTCATTTGTATCTGAGTTACTTGAAGATGATGACGACGAGAATACCACTACCGATTTGGTTAGTGGTTCTGTAGGCGAAGGCCTTGCAGTGAAGTTCATGGCCCATCGTAAGATGGCATCAAAACTTCCGAATCCATCGGAGATTTTGAAAGGTAAAGTAACAGAGTTAGAAACAAGAGAAATCAGTGCCATGTATTCCTTAACTGTTTCGCTCTGCTATGAACTTAAAGAAGCCAGCGACAAAAACGATAAGACGTTTGACAATCAAGTCAATAACTTCTTAAAGTTTGCTATGGCGAATTTTGATACTGAATTAGTTGTAATGGGTATCAAGTTGGCACTTACACAATACCAACTACCAATCGATCCAGATGAAGTAGAGTGTTTTGATGAGTTCCACGAAAAGTTCGGCAAGTATGTAACGGCCGCTCAGGCTTCTTAAACTATTTTGGGGTAGTATATTTTTGGTATGCTACCCCAATCTTTTGGTTGACAAATGATATTAAATACTGTATACTGTAAGTATAAACAATAAGGGATAGGCACTATGACAACAGACGTATTAGAAAAACAACAAGAACAGATTGAAATTACAGACGAACTTCGTGCAGAAGTATTAGATCGTATTGTAGTTGCTCGTGTTGGTTTGTTGCTACGCCACCCGTTCTTTGGTAACATGGCTACAAGACTTATCATTAGAGAAGCAAGTGATTGGTGTCCTACTGCGGCCACTGATGGTAGACACTTGTTTTATAGTGTTCCTTTCTTTGCTAAGATGACTAACAAAGAAGTTGAATTTGTTATTGCACATGAAATATTGCATTGTGTATATGATCATATGACACGTAGAGAAGATAGAGATCCACAGATACATAATATTGCGGCAGACTATATTGTAAACAATACACTTGTTAGAGATAGTATTGGTGAAAAGCCTAAAGATATTCCAATTTTCCAAGACTTTAAATATGAAAATTGGTCATCAGAGGCTGTATATGATGATATCTTTCAAAAGTATGATGAAGAAGAATTAAAACAATTAGGTCAATTACTTGACGAGCATGTTGACTGGGATAAAGAAAATCAAAAACAAGGTAAAGCACCTGGTAAAGGTGGCAAAGGTGGTACTGAAAAACCTTCATACAGTAAAGAAGAACTTAAAAAGATACGTGACGAAATTAAAGACAGTATGTTACAATCAGCACAGGCGGCTGGTGCAGGTAATATGCCTAAAGAGATTGAACGTATGATTAAGGAACTTACTGAACCTAAGATGAACTGGAGAGAATTACTTCAGCAACAGATTCAAAGTACAATTAGAAATGATTATACATTTACTCGTCCTTCACGTAAGGCTTGGCATACAAGTGCTATTCTTCCAGGACTAAACTTTGATGAAACTATTGACTTGTGTATTGCAATTGACATGTCAGGGTCTATTAGTAATAAACAAGCACAAATATTCCTTTCAGAAATCAAAGGTATTATGGATCAGTATCAAGACTATAAAATTAAACTATGGTGCTTTGATACGGAGATTTATAATGAACAAGATTTTGATGCTGGAAATGATGACTTGCTATCATACAAAGTTAATGGTGGTGGTGGTACAGACTTTATGGCTAACTGGAATTATATGAAGGACAACGATATCCAACCTAAGAAGTTTATCATGTTTACAGATGGATATACTTGGGATACATGGGGTGACGAAGATTACTGTGATACAGTATTTGTTATTCACAGTAATCATAATAAAAACTTAGAAGCACCATTTGGAGTAACCACACATTATGAAGATGAAACCAAATCCGCTTAACTTTTTTGATATTAGAAAATTGGATTTTCCAGGTTCGCATTTAGAGTATATGGAAATAACACCAAATTATAATATAGAACAGGCAATTAGTAATTGGATAATGGCGAACTTAAAAAGTCGCTTTTATGTAGGCAAAAACCTTACCGTAAATGAAGGCAATGAAGTAACAAGCAAACTCAAAATTGGATTTGAGGATCCAAAAGAGTTATCGTATTTCGCTTTGGCATGCCCCCATTTGAAATACAAATAAGTAATTAAGTATATACATTATTAAAGTTAACAAAGGAGAAGACAATGTCTGATACAAATAAAGCAACGGCACCTTCTGAAGCACCGGCAACGGCTCCAGCGACAGGCGGTCCAGTAGATCTAACAGTTCAAGATCTCAATACACTAAGAACTGTAATTGATATCGCTACACAACGTGGCGCTTTCAAAGCAAATGAATTACAAGCAGTAGGAACAACTTACAATAAGTTAGATATGTTCCTTCA